TACCATCAAGTGCTCTGAAGATACACCTAGACAAAGCCTTAGTGTCCTTAAATTGCATGTTCGTGAAGACATCAGAGCCAAACGTGGTTCTATCGTTGTAAAGTTGGTATCTGATACAATCTTCACCTGCTGAGTAATAGTAGGACATACAAGGTCTTTTGGTGACTTTTCTAGACCCATACTCTATGTAATCATTGAGTTGAAATGCAGTAACGAGATTCTTATCCATCTCTTTCTCATCTTCTACATCATCAAACTTGGACATCATCTTATACATATTATTAACAGCAACAGTCCAAACCTCGTCATAAGCATCACCGATCTCTCTAGTAGGATGTTGTATAACATTAGTGTCTTGACAACCAGATCTATCTCTAGTTAAGAATGACAGGATCTGGAGGCCAGAATTGGTAGCGTCTAGACCAACAGGGATTCTACACCTCCACCCAGATCTACCATTCTCTTGTAAGTCTACAAACGACATAGCACCTGCTAGGAATTGCCACTTAGTCTTTTTCTCACCCTGTAATCTCATGATTAAATCAGAGTTAAGAGGGTCTTCAACAGCCTCTTTAATCTCTTCGTAGTTATCATAGACCCAATTAACTCTATCTTGTTTAGATAACTTATCCATACCTGCACAATTAGCTACATGATAGGCTAAATGAGCCTCTACACTCTCTGACCACTCTTGAGGATTAGCAAACTGTAGTAAAGCCTTAGAGAGGTCACTACCTGTAGGCTCTAACCACTGCTGCATAGGGTAGAATCTACCTCTACTATCTAGTTGAAAGTCAAAGTGGAAAGGCTTATCTAAGGAGTCTCTACTTCTTTCATTAATAATAGTGGCCTTCTTAAGTACCATATCAAACTCTCTTCTCTTAGAGTGGGAAGCAATAACCTTAATCAGAGGCTCAGCTCTTTCTGTATACCAATCCTTAGCCATCTGTTTAGCTAACTTACTTAAGTACCTACTGTTAATACCTTGAGCCATAGCCCACTGAGACTTCTTATCTCTAACAAAATCTTCTTTATTCTTAATCTTCATTAAGTCACAGATAGATTCAGTAACTACAGACTGTGGTATATCTTCAGGTATCCAACGGTGTTCACTATCCTGCATAAGTGATACAGTCTTAAGTATTCTCTCATTAATCAAGAAAGGGGTATTACCATAGTTATTAAGAGCCTCGTAGACATGTGGTATCTCTTGCTTAGAGTACTTCTCATCCCATCCAACAGGCATTCTCTTAACAATAGACTTAGTACCTTTCCAAGGTGTATCCCAAGGTGTGTAGTGGTCAGCAGGGAATTCCCCTAGAGACTCATCAGAAGTAAGTATAAGCTTAAGAAACTCTTCACAAGCAGGTTCTAAAGTAAACATCTCATTCTTACCACCTACCTTAATAGGCTTAGATAACCTAATACACCCTGATAGTTGTAAGAGGCCAACAGCCTCTATACCAATCTTAATTAACTCTCTCTTCTTCTTGTAATCACCACCAAAGGTAAGACTAGACATCTTCTCACCTTCTAAGTGTAATAACTTAGTACCTATAGACTCACCAATACTAATTAATTGCTCCCTATTAGAGACACCTCTAATAACAGCCTCTAAGATAGTATTAGCTAACTCCTCTCTATCACCTTCATATCTTCTTAAATACTTACACAGTGGAGAAGGATTATTCTTAGCCTTCTGTGCTGCATTAATCTTATCCACTAACTTATATAAAAACTTCCTATCAATCATTAACTAATTCCCCTCTTATTTAATTATATGTATGTAGCTGGCTCACCAATAGAAGTAACTCTGACTAGACAGTCATCATAGTTGCATATCACTACCCCCCTATTATGTGTGTTGCATAACAGAGTTGGGTTACTTCCCTAACTTAACCAAGGTTGGCTCACCAATAGAGGACACTCTATATTAGACTATACTAGCTCAAATGCTATCGTATTAACCCCTACTTACTACTCCCTACTACTAACCCCTTAAACCAAACATTAAGAAGCTCTACAATAGACCTATAATAGACCTATTACTACCATACCCCTGCCCCGAAGGGGCTTATCCTCTCTGATTATTTATTTACTGACTGTACAGACGAACCAACTACCCCTGTCGGAGTAACTAGCTGAAACTCAACATCCATCATAGCAATCAATTTGATGTATGAAGTCCTGTTTAGTCCCATCTTAGATGCCTTTAGATCTAATTGTTCTAAAGTCTCTTTTGGTAATTTTAAGTTGATTTGTTTCATTTATTTTAATCTCCATTGTTTAAGTTTAAAGGTATCTTTATTATACCTCAGCTGTAGCCCATTGGTAGTGATAAAGTTAAACCATTCATGATAAAGTAGCATATCACAATGACTATCTCCCTGACATTTCTGATAGTGTCCATTTTGTTTAGACATCATAGTAGCAAGTACTCTAGTTGGTGTCCAAACAGACCTCTCTAAGTAATCATAAACAGGATAGTTAAAGATATAACTATCTCTAACAGGAAATTCATAACTAGTACCCTCTGCTGCCACAATAGTATTCGTTGATATTAGGCATAGTAAGACTAAGCTAGTACCGAGAAGTCTCCTATATGGGCTAATTTGGAGCCCTCTTTTGTACGATCTGGTTAATTTAGTCATCATAAGCACCTATTTAGTAAAGACCAATGACCATGTATATCAAATATCATCCTCTCTCTTAACCTCTTCTTTACATCCTTGTGGTCATCCATACTATTAGAATCAGAGTGCTTCTTGACAGGCTTTAGTATTCTAGTACTGTCACCTTTCATCATAGACAATCTAGTACCTGCTGTAGACACCTTGCAGTCTAAGTGTTCTGCAAGAGACTTAGCTGTCCATTCAGACCCATCGTCTAAGGTATAGACAACTCTACCATCCCTTCTAGTCGGGCTTAGTTTCTTGTAGACCTTACTTGGGTCTGTGGAGGCTTGTAGTCTAGAGTAACAAGTACTCTTAGCCCAATTCAATTCCTTAACCATCTGCTCTACTGTCGTAGTAGACCCATCATCTAGTGTGTATACTCTAGTCTTCTCGTTCATCCTCTCTATTCCCCTCATTTAATTTCAATACATATAACTTCTCTAGATACCATCTAGCCTTCTCCAGATCCTCAATACCATTCTTAAACTTATACCTGCTGACATACTTAATGATGTTACCTTCTAAGTAAGACATCTTTTGGTCTAAGATAAAGTCTATTACCTCTATACTACCCTGCTTGTAGTGGTTTGGGTTAATTGCATCTACCCCTGTGCAATCTGGCTTGCACTCACTCCTACTTATAACATCATCAACACCTTCTATCTCATACGGGTTCTCTGTTTTTATCATCTTATTTGCTCCTTTATACTGTGTCACCTGTCGGTAGTACCTTCCACTGCTTCTTAGCCAGATCTTCTACTGACATCATTACCTTTTTATACCTCTTAGAGTTAGCTTTTACCTCACGGTATAAGAATGACATACTCCTTAGGTAGTCCTTAAGAAACTTCTCATAAGTGACAAGGTTACCATTGTATAACCTCATTTCCCTGAGTACCTCTACCCTACCCATGCTGCCGTTCATAGCTATTTCATTATTAAAGTTCATTCCATGTCCTCATCTGCATTCTGCACCGTCTCTCTAATCTCACCATGCATGATGTCAAGCCAAGACTCTTTGTTAATAACGGCTACTAGGTTCAACCACCTCTTCCTACTGAAGTCTGTGTTAAGTCTATCTGTTGCTTCTATGTAGTCCCAATAATCAAACTCTAAACTAATCTTTCTCATTTCCTATCTCCTCTTCTAGTTCTTCTATAGCTTCTTCAAACTCAACCATAACACCACCACTCCAATGTAGAAAATCTTTCCTTCTACTATCCAAGTCTTGTATAAGCTCTCTCTTCGTCATCTTGTCTTTTGATCTAAAATTACCTTTGTACTCTATTTCGTATATCTCTTTCACGATAAACCCTCCATGTTTTTCTTACTATCATTAACCATAAAACTAAATATAAACCTACTAAAACTTCAAACATTGTTGCCCTACCTTCCCATTATCTAAGTAGTAGCGTTCAGTCTTTAAATGACCGTCCACTAACCCACTTACCTCTACACGACCATCGTGCTTCCTATCTACTATCATACTTCCCCCTCTTCTTCTGATTCCTGAACAAACTTAACCCACACTAACTCACCAGTGGGCATGATAGGAAAAGTCCATTGAAACTCTACATTATTCTCTACCAAGTTTCTAAAGTCTGTCTCCCAATCGTTCATAGTTACTTCTACTGTTACTGTTCTCCTGTCATCATTCATCTTCATCCTCCATATGTTTAATAACACTCTTTGCATGGTTCACTTGCCTACCTATTAAATCACCACCAAGACCATCGTTATCTATATCATCATATCCGTAGTCCCAACCTCTATAGTCATCTAAAGTATCAATACCTTCTAAGATGTGTGCTATTACATCAACCGTCCAACCATTACCAAGCATCTTGTATCTCTGAGTGTTACTGACACCCTCAGTGTAGTTATCAGGTACTGTTTGTAGTCTCTCACACTCTAAAGGTGTAAGCTTACGGTATCTCTTCTCTGATACTAATACCTTAGGCTCTCTATGACCACCACCCATTGTAGTAAGTGTCGGCGCCTTACCTGTCTCTGCATAGACACGTTTGATTGATTGGTTACCTTTAATATCTGTTGCATCACAGATGTGGTGACAAGTGGAGTCTTCGTTATACTCCCTTGGCTCACATGGTCTTAAATCTACAACACCATAAGGTACGCCCTTATATTGTACTGCTACAATGCAACTAGCTTTGCCATCTAAAGGGTTCTTATGGTAGTCAAACCTTGGCTTACCGTTACGTAATCTACCCATATAACCAATTGCCTTATCTGATAGATAAAACTTATGATCTGGAGACTTCTCTAGTATGTCGCCTAGTACAATCCCTTTATCCTCAGGCTGTGTGATAGGTAAGTTAGTCCAATATAACCTATTACGATTCTGACCACTAAGTAGTGCTGAGTTAATCACTATAGGTTCTACACCTAACTGCTCTGTTATCACGTCTCGGAATTCTTGCTTCATACGGACATTCTCTAGTAAGAAGTACTTAGGCTTCAGTTCCTTAAGAAGTCTTACGTATTCAAAGAATAAGGCGCTTCTAGGGTCATCAAATGCTAACTGACCACCTGCAAAGCTAAAGCCTTGACACGGTGAACCACCCATTAGTAAGTCGATAGGCGGCAAGTCATCTGCTGTTACCTTTGTTACGTCACCAATATGTTTGGTATTAGGGTAGTTCTTTTTAGCTACCTCAATAGCCCACTTATCAATCTCTGATGCGTAGTAGTTATCAACTTGTACCCCAAGTTTGTCTAGTGCGATTTGACCACACGACATCCCGTCAAATAGTGATAGTACGTTCATAGTACATCCTTATAAAGGTCTTTAGCGTAATCATCAAGGTTTAATTCAAAACTACTAGCATATTTCGCTATGTTGCCACTGACAGTATCGTATGCTATATCACTTGCTTCATCTTCATCAAAGGCATCTACTGTTATTTGTTCACTAGTCCAATCAACGTAGAATGTAAACGATCGCTTACAGTAGTGCGGTTTAGCTTGAGATTCAATACACTCACCATCTTCGTTGGTCTTATTACATTCAAACTCTAACTCTGTATCACACCTACCACAAGTAATCGTTGCTTTTTGGTCTACTATATCATTGGCATTTTCCATTGCATTGACAAAGTTATTAGTAAGTAGAAACTCTTTGTCTAAGTCATCAATAGTACCATTGGCAACAGCATCTATATCATCTGTCTTAATCCCGAGACTGTCCATGTATTGGTATAAGTTAGTAAGTTTAGTATCTTTAATAATCACCTCTTCAGTGACTGTCTCTNCACGTTGTATAAGTTCTTGATATTTACCCATTTGGTTTCGCTCCTGTTCTGCTTCTGTATAACCCCACTTTTGTTCAGTGTCTTCTCTTCTGTTGTCGTGTAATCCCACAACTAACCCTCCACTTTGTAGTAGGTACCACCTGCACGTACTCTAAAAATAGTGCTTAAGTTGATTGTTCTGTATTCACCCTTAGTGGCTTCATAAACAACCTTATAAGCGTTGCTTTCTTTCTCCACCATATTGACACCGCCTTTAAGTTTAGACTTAACACCTAGCCTACAAGTCATTGTTCTAAGTGTGCCGTCCTTCTTAGTGAAGTCAACAGTAAAGAATTTACCATTGGTCTTATTGATTAAGTCTAGTAGTTTTGTTCTATTGATTGTCTCTATCATTTTTTATCCTCATTTATTTGTTTATCGTATTGTTTACCTACAAAGTCTTCGTAACCTTTGTACCCCTTAAGTTGATAGTGTTTATCAAGTAAGTAACCCAATGATACCACATCATCTATAAGTTTGGTATCTTTATTATTCTTTTTATCTATATGCATCTAAGTGCCCTTAATCAGCCTACCCATGACATCAACATAATGGCGTTCAATATCACTATCCATAGTCTCATAGCAGTTGATTTTGTTAAGCTCATCATAACAAGGCAAAGTATCAGCACCTACAAACATATAAAGTTTGTCTTGTAAGTAGTTATAAGTAGCCTGTTTGTCTATTAAGTTTTTCTGTTTTTTATTTAGTTTTCTCATTGTTTAGTTACCTTTAAGTGTTAAGTTAAGTGTTAAGTGGNCTGCTGCCAGATCTATAGGCGGTTTTATCCGTTACCCCTGATTCTATGNTNTGGAAACATGAGCCCCATATTAGCCCATATACGGGCTTTTATTGTTTAGCCTTGTGTTGGTATTGTTTTCGTTTAATCGTGCCTATTTGCCCCCTTATTATTTGTCTATTTATATAATAGCACTCATTATAAATGCCATTATATAAAGCCCCAAAAATACCCCAATTAAGGGGCTTATACTTAATCTTTTACATAACGGCTAGCTAGGTTTTCTAAAAACTCTATCGTGCTTTCTTTGGTTGCGCCTAATCCTTTTTTAAAATAATAGAAACCACACTCTTCGTTATTAAACTCATCAGCATGGAGCTCTGTGTTGCCATTTCGGTTGTTATATAAGGCGTTAGGGTTATGAAAACCGAGGTTAGCCATAGCAAGTCTATATTCTTTATTAGTCATACCTCTTCTACCACTAAATCAATCATGA